ATCAACCTGTGCGGTGATATCATCATTATTAAATACAATGTGCATTTCATTCTCTGGATCAAGATATCTAATCTCATTATCAGTTCTTGTAATGAGTCTTACCCTATCTCGGGGTCTAACCTTATCAGAGACTTCGATATTTGGGCTAGCATATCTATATATTCCAGCTCCCGGAATCGGATCATCTACTATTATTTCATAGATATCCTTATCTTCGGGTGGTTCATTATTACTGAAGTTATAATTATCTATATATCTTCTTCCCGCAGGATCCAAATCATCAAATGGATTTATCTTCACAGAATCATGTATATAGACATTACACTTTTCATAGTCATATCTGTTTCTAAACTGCTGGTCTTCAAGAATCTTGACTATATTTTCATTATTCTCATAACCACCGAGCTTATATACAGTATTAATGCCTAAGAGATGAACCTTCCAAGACTTAAACCAGTTAATTATTTTGGTTATATACTGCTGAATATAATTTGCAGACACAGCGGGGAAATATGAATACAAGAATCCATAAGAGTATGTATCTACATAATTATCTATCGCATATGTAACCTCTATAATTTCATCGGCTATTTCTTTATGCATAGTTTCTCTATCAAGAGATTTAAATCTGATAAGCTTAGAGTATAATACAGCGTCCCTATTCTCTAAGAATTCTGTATAAGTCTCAGCATATCTATTGTCTGCTATCTTAAATGCTTCCTTATTGTATTTAGATATCATGAGTGAATCATATATCTTCTTATAAATCTGATAAGTATTAAAGTCAGATTCATTAGCCATAAGCTTAAGCAGATATTTATAGATAGCTTCATTAGTTCTATATAACTCTTGGAGCTTATCATACGAAGGAATATCCTGAGAGATGAAATTGTCTGAATAAGCCTTAACAAATCTTATATTGCTTATGATAATATAATCTCCCGCATGGATAGGATAATTCTCGAAATCGTATATTAAGAAACGTATCTCTGGATTTACTACTCCATTAGATGTGAATACCTGGGAAACGTGCTGTTTCTCTCTTCTTACAACTTCGTATATCTTATCATTAGCAGTTAATACACTCTCATCAGCTGTGTTATAGATCTGTATCTTGCCAGTGAAGTTTGTTTCTATATCAAAAGACATATAGTATCTTTCACCGGCGGCTAATTCAACATCGCCTATATAGGCAGACTTCTCCATATAGAATCCAGAACCTACAGTGGTAGATTCTTCATCTTCATCATCCTCTATAGGTACATTTATTTCCGAACCGGGTTTTATATAGTACCATATATTTTCACCATTCATACCGATATCCATGTCTGAATAGCTAGGATCATCATAGAACCAGTCATTCTCATCCCAGACTTTATCAGTCTCTTCAGGATTATATTTAGTATTATAGATATCATTATCCATTACAGTAGCTATAGACTTATTCAGTACTACTATCATATAGTTAGTATCTGCATAAGTATCATCCAGTAAGAATAATGTGATATAGTCTTCATCACTATTGTATACATATCTTACATGAGGATTATTATCTACTATAAAGTCCCCATCCTGGTTTTTGACATACCTTACATAATCATTATCTTCTTTAATGACTAAGATGTGACTTACATTTCTTGGAGAATCAAAGTCTACATACTGGCAGTAGTTATTGATAACCAATTCATACAATTCATCAGAGCTCTTAAACCAGCAGTTTGTTGGAGGAAGCAGTTCATCCTTAGGGATATATCTATCAGCTATAGCATCATAGATATACAGATCATCTACTTCATAATTCCAGTTATTCTCATTATAGTAGTCTTTAAGCTTCTTGAAGTATCTTGTTACACCCTCGGGATCAGTATCAGATTCCATCGTAGGCGTATCTGATTCTATATAGACATCTTCTTTATCGAATACATACTCCTGCTGCTCTATAGGAGTCATTCTTCTATAGTCTGTTCTATAGAAGTCTGTATCAGTGAATCTTACAAAATGACCATCATCGTGTTTAACCCACCATTGATCTTCAGAGATGACTATATTGTCATGCTCATATACATCTGTATACTTCTTATATTCTGAAACACCGCCTATGGTGACTAACACATAGGCCTGATAGGGATCCAGTATCCAGTTTCCATTAGTATCCAGAATCCAGTATGTGCCGATATTCAGACAACGTCTATTGGGTTCATTAGGATCTGTTGTATAGTATCTGGAATCTGTGATTTCATGGTACTCTTCTGTTTCAGCATCCTTATAGTATACCTTATCGGTGGCGAATATGTATTCCCCATCTTGGTTGATTACATAAACGTCGTTATCGAATATACGTTGCATCTCTCCGTCTGTTTCATTATAGTAGTAATAATGAACGGTGTTACGTATAAAGTTACCGAGTTCATTCATGGTATACTTTCTATATAGAGGATGGATAGTCTTATTAGCAAATACAATATACTTATCCTGCTCCATGACAAAGATAGCTATATTAGTATCATTTATTACTTCCATATAATATCCATCTTCTAAGACATAACCATGTACATAACCATCGAAATCAGTTTCAAACTCTTTTTCATAGAGCATAACTCCATAAGCAGATTTTATATTCTGATTATATGGTAATGGAGCTACATGATCCTGGAAGATATCTTTCTGATAATAGGAGTTATTTAAAGTAAAGAATTGCTTTAACGTTATAACCTGATCGGATATAGTCATAGAGTCGTCTACTATAAAGTCACTGAGACTTAATTGATAATTATCATTAAGCCACTTCTCTAATTCATCTATATCAGCCTCAAGATTAAATCCTCTTATTCTATAATCATCAAATGCTTGTCTATAATCATATCCAGAAGCAGCTATCTGATCATTTACACTGAATATATTTTCTCTTTCACTCATCTTAGTCTCTTGAGTAAATGCTGTGGGATCATTCATTATAGCATTTAATGCTTCATCAAAGTTATAACCTTTGATATAGAGTATCTGTGTCGGAGAATACATTATCTTATCTTCAAGATCGTTGTAGAAATACATCAGAGCAAATAAGTAACAGATTATATCCATGAACTTAAACTGATGGTCAAGCTTAAGCATAGGAATATCTAATACAAGAGCTTCTTCAGAATATAAATTATCGAAGAGCATATTATAGAAATAAGAAACCTGGAAGCACTGTTCCTGAAGATCGGTAACTGTCTCTACAGAGATGTACTTAGTCTTTACTGCGTTGAATTCATGCTCAACCAGATCTTGATATAACTTCTCGTGAGGTATACCGCCATCCCAGGTATCACCCTCATCATTATAAGTTATCTCATCATAAGCAATGATATAGTTAGGATCATTCTTATATGCAGTGAGCTCTTCATTTATTGGAACCTTGATGAACTTTAATTCCGCTGGGCGTGTATCTGCTTTGACTCTGGTGAAATACTCTGTATCTTTAAGAGGGATAAACTCATTGTATCTAGTATCCCTAATAAATACAGGAGCATCATTATTGACTATAGTCTTAGTGACTATCTCATCCTGATCATTCTTGACTTGAATCTGCTTAGTATAAAAGTCAGGGTCATAATGTCTATATTCAAGAAGCTTGGTATATCTTATACCATTATAGGCTTGGACTTCACCATTTATATCTCTAACCCATAAGTCATTTAAGTCATAAGTGATATTATTATTCTCATCAAATAAATACTCACCAGTATTATCATCTCTGGTTCTCTCCCTAAAGAGATAGTAACCAAATACTCTTACATCAGAGAAACCAAATAGATTACAAATATCTATCATATTTCTCGTACTGGATTTGTATTTAAGTAAGAGATTGAGATTCTTAAGCATAGCCCTAAGATACTTTATAGGAATTTCACTATAGTATGGAACTCCATAAGATTCAAATATCCACTTAATACATCTAGAGTCAAATACTTCTCTATCTATAATCATAGAGGTTATACCAGAGAGCATATCCATTATAGTATTTATTATAATAAATATAATCATAAATTTATTATAATACTCCGACTGGAATTTATGAGCCTCTGAGTATACTGTACGAATCACATAGTCTCTATTAGTAGCATATATATCTACAAATCTCTTTCTTGCATCTGCATCGTCTCCCATAGGCAAACCTATAAGCTGGAAGTTTAATGCTCGTCTGCACTCATAGATATTAAGCTTATTATCACCTAAGTATTTAAGATATCTATATCTTAAATCTGTTGGTGAATAACCACATGCTTCTATATACTTATCAAGTATTCCATACTGGTTAAGTATACCTATATCATATGCGTCAAACTCATAGAGATTCTGTCTCCAGTGTATCATAGGATAAATCGTCGTAGGCAGATCTTTAGTGAATCTATCTCCGAACTCTTTAAACTCATTATTCTTAGCATCCCATGTATGAGTAAGAGTATCCTCATAGACATTCTTATCTTTATCCACAGGGGGTAAGCCTAGAAAAGCTCTATAGTAGTTATTATATTCTTTATGATGCTCTGGATACCATACTCTCATATCTCTGGTAATAGATTGCTTAATAGTATTAGCTTCATCACCGGGAAGAGTATTAAGATAGCTATCAAGAAGAAGCTTATTAAGAGCGAATGCTTCTATATTAGTAAACTCTTTTATCTGTGTATTAAGAATCATCTTACAAGTCTCTTTAGGCATATGCTTAGATAATTCAAAATAGTCGATACTTTCAGTAAGACATCTATTATAGGTATCATTGTCTATATAGATATTATACCCATTAAGATAATCAGAGACAAAAGCATCTGTTAATAATAACTCTGCTTCTAATCTATCTGGTAATGTGTCTAAATACTGTTCTATATTTACTAAACTTTCTCCTAGCTCGTAAGTAGTGGTCGTAGACTCACCGAATACGCCGTCTAGGATACGCACCCTTTCGCTAGAAGCGATTAAATCGTATACATCACTGTAAGTACCCTGCCCCCTTTGGCAAATCCTGTATACGTCGGGATCATCAATATATCCATTAAGCCATCTATCTTTTTCTGTTTTAAGATATCCTCTCTCCTCCATCATCTCATAGTGAGATTTGAAGACATCTCTCATAGCAGAAGAGATATGATCTAACTCAATAGTTATCTGGGCATCTGTTCTAGATGCCACGTACTCATTGAAGTATACTAAATTATCAGCCAGATTATTTAAGTCGGTAGCATCAAAGTTATTAAGATACTGCTTTAAAATTCTCTTTCTGGTATATTTAGGTATCTCTTCAAATAGATCATTATAATCAGCTGTCTCATTTACACAGCTACTATATAACGGTCTCATATCCACCAGCCAAGATGCTGGGACTCTGTTGTTTATATAGTCCATCATCACATCGTAATGGTCCATATAGACTTCTCTAGCTATACGGTCTATAGTATTAGAGAGCTCTGTTCTCTCATACAGACCATAGCTATTATAATGAGCTTTAAGAGCATCATCACTTTCTACATATAAATCAAGATTACTATGTACGGGAATGTACTTCTCAATTATCTCTTTAGGAATAAAGTTAAATAAGTCATAATTAACTCCTCCTTCTACACAAGCAATAAGCAAATCACCTGCTTGTAAAGTCTCTTTAGTCTCATTTGCAAGAGCTTCATCCTCATCCTTGACTGTGCCATTAATAGCAAAGAATTTGGCGTAATATAATAGATTATCGACAAATGGATTGCTAGTATATGTCTTTTCAGGATATATCATATCTTACCCTCCTTTGAAACGAATTTATTATTATGTGAAAAGTCGTAAGAAATACGGATAGGGATATTATCCCTATCCTGTTAATTCCTAGCATATCTTTCGCATTCGATTATACCATTTGGATACTTGGTTTCTACTGTAGCTATCTTACCATCATCATAATAAGTAATTCGTTCTTCGAAACCGCCTGGACGTTTTTCTAATATAAGATTACCGTTATTGTCAAATTCAATAATATCTT